GCGTTTAATTTAAGCCTCCAAACCATAGCGGCGAGCGACGACTCAACAAGCTAAGGCTCGCAAGAAAGACCTGATTTTCTGCCTTTGCAGATTCAGGCCTTTTCGTTTTTTAAATCGAAAATTTGAATTTCTGCTGGGAATTTTCAAAAGGAGTTATATCGACTCTGAGGCGTAGGACAAAACGGAATGATCACTCCGAACAGCCGGCAGATAAAGAAAAACCTCGTACATCGACGAGGTCTTAGGAATTAGGTCTGGTGCCCGGGACTAGCACCACATTTTCAATATTATTCAATTAGATAACTTTAACGGTTCCGTTATATTTCCGTTTTATGGATGAAAAACGGAAATTTTTGATGGTTTTAACGGAAATTTTTAACTGTTGCGTAAAAGACGAAAGGCCCCCGATTCCTACGCTATGAACAATGAAAGATTAGCACGGTTAATTTAAAAACCTACTAATACCTTTTTTATTATGTATTGACACAATACAAATTTAGGAATAGAATACAAACATACTCAATAAGGAGCTTGAAAATGACAAAACAAATGAACGTGAACGTACTGAAATCGTTAATGAACCAGAGCGGCTGGACGCATGAGCAAGTCATCACGATCAATAACGAATATGACGAAATGGTAGAAGGTATCGCGGAAGTCGTTTCCCGCAATCCGTCAGCACCATTCGAGATTCATTACAACGAGGGTTTTAAGTACAACGTTGAAAAAGACGAACTCACAACTCAGAAAGATGACTCCTTGTACGGGATTTGGTGGTTCACACCTGAGCTTGAAATCGTTGATAAAGACGGAGAAAAAATCGACTCTTGGGATTTAGATGAACAAGGATTTAACCCTGAGTTTTCTAACGTTGACTATTCGGAAACAATCGAAAACGCTAAGGCTAGTCAAGAATGAATGAAAAAAAAACAGTTGGAGCGCCGCGAAAAACTCCTGATGGAGGGCAGAGAGTAACGTTCTACTTACCTAAACACATTGTTGCCTGGATCCGAGAACATGGCGGATCAAAGTGGATCAGAGAACGAGTTGAGAAAGAAATAGAAAATTTAAACCCTTTAAATTGATGGTCGGCGGGAGGCGCAGTTAGCGCCTCTTCTGATTTTTTATTTTCGACAGCAGCACTTCTTCTCATCAAAATATTTTCGCTCAGCGACTTCTCCCTGCTTACCGATGTTGAAAGAAGAAATCGGACGATGGTAACCCATCACGCGGGTCCAGATTTCGCATCTAGTGCGCTCGCTATTCTTAATCCCATATTGTTCTAAATCGCTGGTCATAATTTGTCCTCCTAAAGATCTTGAAGCTGGGTGCCATCTGCTACGTAAAGCGGGTGCGTCGGTTCCCCAGTCTTGTTCAATGCTAAACATCTAATGTTGTAGTCCTTGAAATTTTCTTTGAACTGAGAACTTCGAGCAAGATAGGATCCAAAATTTCCCCAGGCCGCTACGACAATATCAGCTGACTTAATCAGTTTGTCCAAATATTTGTCGTTTTCGGGACCAACAGGGTCGTCAGCCTTTAAAAGATCATTACGGTTTTTTGATCTAAAGGCGAATAGATTTCCTACCAAAAGACGACCACCTCCAAATTGACGGGCAAAACTGACCATTCGGCGAACTGTCGCATCATCCTCTACTGCATCCGCAGTAGACGGGTTAAGACAAATAAAAAGAACCGTCGGTTTCCCCTCATCCCACGTGCGCTCTAATGAATACCGATACATCCCGTCCGGTGAGATTTCAGCAGATTTCTTAATATCAGACATCATTCCTCCTCCTTGGTTTATTTGCTACTGTAGCGCTTTTCTACAGTATTCAATAGGTCCTCGAACTTCTTGCAGTAATCGTCGACACTCCGCTCCCAACTGCAAACATCGAACTGTGTCTCGATCGGCAACGCTCTTGGCTCTTTTTTCAAGACTGGCAATGCGGGAGCGCAAGCGGTCAGAGTCAGCGCGAGCGTTAGATTCAGCAGCACGCATCTCAGCGAGAGCAATTGCTTGATTTTTGTATTGTGTCTCATAGTTTTTGACTGTAGCTGTGAGTTCGGAGATTTGAGTTCGAGCAATTTTTAACTGCTCAGAATTCTGACCATTGTGAAGGCCAAAAAAGTAAGCGCCAGCAGCTATCAAAGCGCCGGCGCCAATTTTCACTAGATCAAAAGGATTCATCACATCAATCTCACCTCATCTTCTCGGCGATTCATCAGCCCCGGGAGGATTTCGTACATCTGTTTTCCGTGTTCATCCTTAACCAGATTCCCGTTCCTGTCTCTGATTCTCCTTTTCGCAAAGGATCGGAATCCCTCCTTTGCCAACTCGAGTTTCCCTGAATTCAAATATCCGAGCGTCTTAGATTTGGCTACCGCGTTCACTCCGAGGTTGAAGGCCAAATCCAATAAAGCTATGTACTGTCCCTCAGTGAGTTTGCAAGTAACATAAGGCGCCAAGCCCTCTGCATGTTCGATCAAATCATCGCGAATCAGCTTTTCAGCCTCTTGTCTGGTAATAGTTTGGCCTGGTTTAACGCCTTTTGTGTGTCCATAGCCAACAGTAAGAACTCCTCCCGGACAACGGTAGGCTTTCAGTCGCAAACCTTCCCACCTCTTCACAAAATCCTCCGCAATGAGAGGATTCCATTGCGAAAACGGTAATTTTTCCTCATTCATTTTGGCTTTCTCCTAAATGGACCTTTTCTTTGATGCGTTTCTCATGTTCGGTCTGGACGGTTTCAAGCATGTCTCTTACACGTTGAGGAATGATCTGACCGAACCCGGCTTTTTCCACGTTTTCAAGAATTGAAATCAACTCATTCAGCGAAAGAGCGCCGATGGCCCATGCGCCTATCCACGGCTCATTGAAGATCTGGTCAACACCATGAAATCCGATAGCAACCATGAGAATGATGAATTTCCGGATAAGGCCTTTGAGCCCTACTCTGCTTGACCATGTTCCGGTTCTGGCAGCGGCTACGATCCCGCTCAGGTAGTCGAAGACCACAAATCCAAACAGCCAGTAGAAGAGGTTCTGATGCTCTCCCATAAGACTGCTGATAAGGGAAGTAAAACATCCGGCAATAGTTAAAAAGAAACTCTTGAGAACTCCGGGATCAAAACTGTTTAGACGGCTTAAAAATTGATCCCACATCTCTCAATCTCCCTATGTCGTCGATTTTGTAGATGCATTTTTCCTCCGATATGTAGATAAAAAAAGAAAGCCCCTCGCGAGGAGGGGCGGATAATGTTAGAGTTTCGCAGGGAAAAATCGCCAGTCGTAACTTACGAGTGTTCCACTAATAAGATCAAAGACAACTTTGTCACCTTTATTCATTGGGAAGAAGTTTGTGTATTCCTTCGTATTCCCAGTCTCGTCTGTAGAGAATCGACCAACAAATACAATGTTTATATCGCCTGAAGTAATGATTCTTAAATCATATTTAAACGCCCTCTGGACCCTCGGAGCGATCATGAAATAACCATTGCTAGGAGCAGTGTAGGTAAAATCAGAAGAGGATCCTGAGCCATACAGCTGCGCATCATAGTTCGGAAAACTTCCATCCGATCCTTTTTTGGATGTCAAATTTAGAAGAGTTCGGAGGAGTGCTTTTAACATGACACACCTCCTTTAGCCAGGTTAAGTTGAGGAGCCGTTACAGGGAATAAGAAGGACACGTCTCTTAGAAACAGTCCCGCCAGTCGAGAACACGTAATTGATTTTGGCACCCTTCGATATTCTGCAAACACACGAGATAAAACCGCTCGGTCTATAGACGCCTTGTCGCAGAGCATTCGAGTAAGGGCTGACATCAAGGTAAACAGGCGCAGAGCATTCTCCTTCAACTCTAATCCAGCCGTCAAAGGGAGCTGTGATAACGTCGCTCCATTCGTTGGGGCCGTTAAACCCTGTTGTGTATTCCGTGTAAGTATCAAGCGCTGGGGAAGCAAAAGAAGAGACTTGGCCTTTCTTGTTGATGAAGAACTTCTCCGCAAAGAGTTGTACAAGTTGCTTAAGCATATTGCACCTCCTCTACGGATAAGTTTCTCAATAGTGTTATACCCCCCCCCGACTAGCTTATAAAATTTCCCGAAGATGAGTCGTCCGGAAATGCTGTAACCGATAATGTTCCCTTTTCGCATTGGAACAAATAGTTTGCTCTGGCCGTTGTTCAGAGAATAATTAGAACTTTGTAGGCCGTCTCCCCAGACATTGATACTGCCTCCGGTATCTACGACGATACACAAATACCCATCATAAGGTGCAGCAAAAGTATCCGGTTGGCTTGTGTTAAGCGTAACGGATGTGAAATCTGTCTCGTTAGGAAGTGATTGACTGGCCACCTCCGCTGACTCAGACTTTGAATAAAACAATGACAATAGGAGGCTCAATAAACTTTTCAGCATAATGATCCTCCTGTTACAAGATGATTATGACGCTCCGACAGACTTTGCAAAAGCAAATGTTGTTGAACTGCTTGAGGCTCCGTCTCTAACATTAAAGTAGTAAGAAACTTCTTGGCCTTTGCGAACGGGAATAAACAAGCGTATCCAGTCTTTCCCAACGCAAGAAACGTACATATCCGGCGTGTAGATAGACACGTTTGCAATGTCTTCAGCGTTGTTTTCTTTAACGAAGAAGTATCCATCTGTTGGTGCCACGTATTTGCCCCAAGTGTCTTTTTGCAAAGAGAAGGTCGTCTGATTACTTGATGGATACCCTTGGCCGCCGACCCATTCAGAGCGAGACGTAATAAATTTCTCAGCAAACAATGAGATAAGCTGTTTAAGCATAACTTACCTCCGGTGCTAAACACTGAGAAAGTTTTACTAAGACACCCCCCCCCAGATGGTTTTAGTAAACCAACACGCGATATTATGTTCTTCCCGAGCGTACAGTCCAAAGGGTTGTCCTTTAGCCACTGGGCAGGCAGCCATTAAAACATCTCCTTTAACTTGTGGAGTTGAGAATGTGTTTACGTTGGTCGTCTGTGCTGCGGCGATGCAATTATCGGAATCTGCCGTGAATCTTATAGCAGCATAACCATCTGTAGACGCAATCCCTTCGTAAACAGGAGCCCACCCAGTAACACTACTCGTTGTTGGAGATAGAGTTATAACGGATACGGACGGCATAGCCTGATGTCCCACCGCCTCAGATTCTTTTTTGCTGTAAAACTTGGACAAAAGGAGCCGCATTAGATTTTTTAGCATAACGCGCCTCCTACCAAAGAATTAAGCATCTGAACTTGCTTTGTAGAACCAAATAGAATAATCCGAAGTCTTTCCACCTCGGCATAAGAATTTAACAGTGGTTCCTTTTTTGACGTAACAGCAAAGACCACACCCTGCGGTGTTTCCGTTGAGGACGGAGGCAAGCGCCATCTGTCCATTCTCGACTTGAATTTCAAGAGCTGAGACTGTGCTTGAATTGCTTCGAGAGGTTGCCCAGCCGTTGCATGGCGCAACATAGCTAAAGAAGTCGGTAGTACTCGTGCAAGGAATGTTAGTGCCATTGCGGACAATCGGAGCACACTGTTCTGCAACCCAAGATTTTTTGCCCTTGATAAAAGTTTCTGCAAATAGTTGTATGAGGTCCTTAAGCATAATAGAGACCTCCGTACAAGGCATTTATACCCCCCCCCGATTACCTTGACAAATCCTACTGTGATGTGTGAAACAAAGGCTCCTTCTACCGAATATGTGGCTCCTTTACTCACGGGGATTGCGACCCCTAAACCTTTTGGTGCAGGCGCTTGCGCAGACACATGAAAAAGATTGCCAAGTTGCGCTCTGACTTCGCTATTCGTATTGTCCTCAGCACTAGCATTGACGAATAAATATCCATCGTCGGGAGCTGTCCCCGCATTGATTATTCCCCAAGAACCGACAGTTTCGTCTTTGCTGAGAAATATCGTTTTTGTTGCGCCAGGCATAGCAGAATTCCCCGCCTGTGCTGGGGTCGTTCGGCTATCGAGTAGCTTTTGAATAAGTTGTTTTAGCATTTTGACTCCCCGCCCGGACAAGGAGCCCGAGCTATTACTTAATTTTGTAAACCGTTATCTGGATTATCTTTGCGTTTTTAATATCGCCTGCTGATATCGTTACTCCCTTCTTTACCGGAAAAGAAAACACATAAGACAGCCCTTCTGTTTCGACTGTCGTATGTACGTTGTGGCTATTAAATAGGATTGGGAACCAAGCAAAGGTGGGAGAACCTGACCAAACTGCCTGCCACGAAATAACTGCATACCCATCAAATGGAACAACGTAAGGAAGAGAGGTTGCTGTTACGGATTCAGAAAAATCAGTTAGACCAACAGTAGAAAGATTTTCTCCATAGATTATTTTACCCCCCCCCTCCGCTAAGACTTACAGCTCTGCGGGGCACAAACAAACTACATAACAAACTTGCCAATTCTTTAAGCATGAAAGAAACCTCTCTGTTTGATGGAACTACGATCACTGACTGCCTGCTCTAATTCATAAGCCAAAGCAGTGGGAAATTCCGGGTAATCGACAAATGGGAATCCTTGCTTCTCTGGGAGATCCTTGAGTTCTTGCCGGTAATCTAACAATGCTTTTCTGTCCTCTTCTGTCAATTGAGATCGCTTAGTTCTTGCGGCAGATTGAACTGTTATATCCGGGAGCTGAACGTATCGATCAGTGTCTGAGATTCGAGCATTGCGCTCCCCTCTGACCTCCTGCTCATACTGCTGTTTCACGAAATCATCATCCAGTTCCGGAAGCTCAGTTGAAAGGTAATAGTCCCCATCAGCACTCTGGAAATATCCCTTAGGACTGGGTTCTAATTTCCAATATTTGATAATGGTTCCGTCTTCTCGTTTAAATCTTTCTGACAAGGTGTAATGGCTTTGAGCAAAAGCTTCATCCTTAGCATCGATGAATGCATGTTGTCCGGGAGAATTGGACGAAACTGCAATCCTCCCATCAGAATCTTTTAGTGAATATTTAGACAAAGGTCGATTCATTGCCCTTGAAAGCATCTCTTGCTTAACTTCTTCAAGTGTCTTCATACTTTTTCCTTAATTAAGGATTCTCTGTTCCAGCGTCTTGTCCTGTCTGGGCATTCTTTATGTCATCGATTTCTTGCTGAGTACCTCCATTCTCGAGGATCAACTCTTCAAGAATCGGACATAAGTAATCATCGGTCCGATCGTTGAAACTATCGTCAGCCCAACTGTCGACTCCAGCACTGAAACCGATATTGCTTCTCGCCGTATTTTGTTGAGTGGCTGATAGGGTTTGGGGAGCCTCGTAAGAAACAGAAGGAGTTAGGTCTGTGTAGTCTGCCGATAAAAGAGCCGTACCTGCAGTTGTGTTTACGGAACTTATCCGGAACATTCGACCATCTGTACCGACAACCGTGTCTCCAGCTTTTATATTTCCTTGAGGTTTTAAATCAGCAATCTGGATAGTTCCGGAAGCAGTTAAAACCTGATCAATTACTCGAACTGCATAAGCATTGGAAGCGGCCTCCACAGCTTTGGACTCTGCCGTTTGTGCCGCTGTCTGAGCTGTTTGAGCTGCCGCCTGTGCCGTTTCTGCATTTCCTTGAGCTGTCTCTGCTGCTTGTTGGGCCGTCTGTGCTGTTTGGACTGCTTGGGCCGCGTTGTTTTGCGCCGTTTGGGCACTGGCAGCAGAACTTTGAGCCGCAGTTTGTGCGGCCGCAGCTGACGCTTGAGCTGTATTAGAAGTATTTACTGCAATCGTAGATGCATCAATCGCCGACTTCGACTGCGCGATCGATGTTTGGATGTCTGCGTCCCAGTCATCGACCGTTTGTTTCAGCGTCTCAACTTTTTCGTTAGCAGCGTTAGCCTGAGCCAAGGCGTTAGAAGATGTTGAATTGGCGGTTTGAGCCGTTTGACGAGCTTCCTTTGCAATCGAAAGGGCCTCCGATGAATTGTCGGAAGCTTGATCTGCATAAGCTCCGACATCGTTGATTGCATCTTCCGTCTGCTTCAGAACCTCTGGACCGCTGATTACGCCTGTTCCTGTGGGCGTGTAATGAAATTGAAATTTCGTTTTTGCCATGTTCTATTACTCCGGCAATCGCAGAAAATAGGCCAGTGTGTAAAAAGGCGGCTCATTGGTAACGCCTGAGATGCTTACATTCGCATTTAGTGGGTGAGTGTGAGTTTGTCCGCTCCCCGTATTCCCTACCGATACAGTGTGAGTGTGGTTCCCGTTCGTTGAGGTAGTCCCCGTCCAAGAATTTGCGGCATTAAAACCAACCCGGCGAAGAACATCATCTTTAAAAGAACCCCCAGCGTCCTTCCAGTTGCCATAACTTTCTACGTAAAAGGCGCCTCCACCATCGAGACCTCCTTGGCAATCCCATCCGCCGAAGGTGCCAGTTATGTTCATACTTCCTTTTGAGTGAGTATGATCACCCGCACCTCCAGTACTTGCTCCATGAGAATGTGCGGGTAACTGCGCGACAGTAAGTGCCGTTCCTCCGATGGTTCCATTCACAGACAGACTTGGAATTTCAATCGTTGCCGCCCCTCCTGTAGTACCGGCATTCTTAGGCAAGGATCCCTTAACAAACTTTCCTACTAAGTTTGGGACCGTTCCTCCGCTTCCGTCAGAGCCGCCGTCACATAAAACCCAGCCGACATCAGCTTGGGTAGATCCCCAAAAGATAGGATTCCTGTTGTCCGTTCCTCCAAGAGTTACGTTGTAAAAAGGAACAACGGCGCCGGCTGGAACTGTGATGTCAATATTTTTCCAAACTGCTCTGTTCGTTCCGGGAGCTACCGCCGTTGAATGAGGGCCGTTTGGCTGTACACAGCGGTACTTTGTTCCGTTCTGCATGACCTCATTGCCAACCTCGTAATCCAGTAGGGCTGAGTAATTCATGATTCCACCCTGCTGGAACCACACTGCAAATTGAGACAACAGGAACAAGACACCGTTGAAGTCTGCTTTGTGCGGCGGGATACCGCCCTGCTCGATCGGCACAGCATTGACAGGCCCCCAGCCCTCCTGAACAGACAAGCGTCCGGTTCCCGCTTCAGTTGGAGTCAAGGGAGGAATCGTGTATTCCCCGCTAGCGGCCACAACTCCGGGAATTTGAAATTTAGGATAGTTGCTCATATATCAATAACCTTTGAAGGATTGAATACGCCCTGATTGAAGGGAAGAAGTTTTGATCCGTAGAAACCAAAGACCAATGTGTTTGGAACAACTGCTTCGACATTCGCCAGAACGCCTGCAGGCCTATTCAACAGCCCGTAGTTTTTGAGAATCGCGATTTGAACTGAGTTCGGCTCACCCACAATACGGATGTTGATGGTCATGTCCTGATAGTCGTTTACGAATGCCGGAAGACCGATCAGCCGAGTCAACAGGGAGTTTATGGTTTCAGCTGTAGAGTTCGAAACATTTACAACAGCGCGATAAAAAATCAGGAAACGGAAAAACTCATCATCCAGCCGAGTGTCCTGACCGTCGACAACGAGGTTCCGGTTCACTCCTACGCGCTTTCCCCACCAATCCAGCCAAACCCCGGAGGCAGTATCAGGGTTCAATATGAAATTAAAAAACGCGTCCAACTGAGGGGACGCGTCTAATTCCGCATTGAAAAGTAACCCTAATTGTCTGTATCGCTCTGAGTGCGAATACTGCGACTGGAGCGCAATAGAAATAAGCGATCGGACATTTGAGAGTTTGCGAAAGTCTTCAACACTCAGAATGTTCCGCCATGTTGCAGAATCAGCCATCGTTAGCCTCCTGTTTGAAACACCAGAGACACATCCGATTCTTGAATCGTGGGCTCCACATTTGCAGGAATTTGAACACTGGATCCGAAAGCTCCAGAACCTAAAGCAACTTGAATGGATGCAACCGGAACTTCTGTCGCGGATTGAATTGCGGCATAAAACCGAGAAGCGTAGACAGTCGAAGCCAAGGAAACGCGGTCATTCGCACCCTGTCCTAGAACATCATTTATTACAGCTTGGATGACGTTGTTCTTCTCGGTCGGATTCATTGAAGTGGCAAAGAATTCGATCTTTACTTTGAGAGCTTGATTCTGCGGTCTGACAATGTTGTAGACGTAAGTTGCGTTGTAGAACCTAGAGTCTGTGAAGAAAACCTGATAGGTTCCAGTAGTCCCGCACCCCGCGTCCTTTCGTTGGTAGATTGTTTGAGCAATCTGTTCATCCTCTCCGCCAACAATAGCGACCAGAATAGAGTGAGGACTGATACTCACGCCGAACTGCGTGATAACCGCGTTCGTCGGATTCTCTAAAACTCTGACATCAAGAACGCCTTCAAGCGCTGCTAGGTTTGCCTCGATCGCTTCAACATATCCTGTCGCGTTGACGGCATAACTTTCAACCATTCGATTTCTTAGTTCTGCGTCCGTCTCTTCATCTCGACCGACCACACCGGCGGTAGGATTGGTAATAGTGTCCCATCCGGCAATAGTTGTAACGATCCTGTTCACTGCTCCCGCTGCTACTTCTAGCGGGCCATGTTCAATAGCGGTAAAGGTCGTTGCGACGCTTCCTGTGTCTCCGATGCGTGCGCCTGCTGCCGCCGAATGTCTGTATTGATTTCCGAGGGAGTCTTGTGCAATGGCGCCATAGGGTATTACTGTTCCCTTCAAGCCTGTCAGCACGCAATTGACAACTGTAGGTTCGGAGATTTTGCGATCTAAACCGTAAAGAGCCGCCAGAGCATCTAAAAACCTTCCTGTTGCGAGATCCGGGTTGACCATGTTCGACAGGAAAAGAATCTCAGAGTTTTTAGCCTCGATTTCGGCCACGATCAGATCAAGAACCTGTCCCATCGGAGAACTGGGCTCGATGTTCAAAAGTGGATCCGTCGGTGAAGTTTGAAACGCCTGCTGGATCCTGGAGCCGAGATCGGAACGAATCTCTTGCGTACTCGGCAGTTCTACGCCGACCAGTGGATTAAAAATGATTTGAGCCATAATTTTTTAGAACACAAAAGAAACTGTTTCGTCCTGTTCGGTTGTGATCGTGATTTCTCCGTGCAGAGTTCTCGTTTCCTCATCGAACTCGGTAATGTCCACAGAATCAACGGACTTCACACCATCAACCCTATTCCCAGCCTCATGGATCAATTGAGCAAGGACGGAGGAATCCAGCTTTTTCGCGAGTTGGGCTTCCTTCCATGCAATGCCGTTGGCCCGCTGAAAATAAGCATCGTTTGTCCACAAACGAACCTCATTAGCCAAGTTCTGAGCTATTGCCAAAGCTCCGGACGTTAAAAGGATGTTCCCTTCTTTCGTCAGCTGCAGATCCCATGACTGAGGATTCAGAAGAGCTGTTTTTGCTGTATGCGGCATGATCTAACTCCTCGTTTACTGCGGGGCGCCGGTGCTTGAATTTCCGCTTTGGACGCCTGTGTGCGTGTGGCTGGTAAAGCTGATGCCCTTCGCATTTACATCACCTGTGAATGTTGCATCAGCACCTCCAGAACCACCGCCGGAAATTGGTCCGTTCAAATTGATCTGAGCAGAGTTGACTGTGAAACTGGTGCTCGCATTGACCTCGCACTCCGGAGATTCAATCGTGATCTTTGTCGGAGCTTTAATCTTTATTGTTCCCTCGTCTTCCAGATGAATGAAGACCTCCGGAGCCTTTCCCCAGAAACCACCGATATAGAACGAATCGGACGGATCAAATTTTCGATAAGTTGCAGGAACCTTTGGAGTCGTGCTGCCGTTGATGTTTGAAATGTCATGCTTTGCCACAACTGCCAATCCGATGTCTCCCACCTTAGGATCACAGATAATCGCGGCTTTTCCATGCTGTAAACGAAAATACGGAAGCTTTGGAATAGTAGTCACTTCCAAGCCGTCTCCTGAATTGTTTCTGGGCTGGAGAAGTGGCTTGACCGTGACATATCCGGCGCCGGCTTCTTCTCCTTTACGTTCCACCGCCGTCACAACAACAGGCAAGGAGGTACTTACCACCTGAGAGATCAGCGAACGAACAAAAAACTCCATCGAATTCAACGGATTGCTTGAGGCGAAGTTGTCATAGTTCGCACTAAGTTCTTTGTCTGACATTTACCACCTCGGATATATTCCGGAAATTGAAGTTTTCCAAGAACCACCACCTGGATCATTAGCACTCAACTCATGTTTGAGAGAGACGATTTTCCAAGTTCCGGAAGCATGAGGAACGATTGATTCCAGTTTGAAATTCGCTCCGATCCTCAACTCCGGACGGAAAAAACATGAGACGTTGATCCCATTGTTCGAGAATGTTGGATAACCAATCATGCCGTTGGAGGAGTTAATCAATGGCAATTCGCCTTGTGTCTTCCGGCTTCCTTTCTTCGGCATGAGAACAACTTTCTCATCATCAAATAAGAGATTTGCACCAACTGCATCGGCAATTCGACGCATTTTTGTCACTGGGTCCCCGTTGATAATGCAATCTCGGATTGAAGCCGTGACTTCATTGTTTTCGAGGACGTACCCGACTTCTTTTGAAATCTGCTCAATCAAGCCTGAAACGGTTTGGTTACCTGTGACAGAAATCGGAGGTTGAGGAATTAAAGCGGGAAAAAGGCCACAATTTGCCTCGATCTTGAACACTGGACTCGGAGCTGTATTGAAGTCCGCCCAAGCATTGATGATCTCGCCTTTGAAAATAACTGATAAGGTCTTCCCTTTCTGTCCTGCAGAAATATTGATTTTGTTCCGCTTCAAAGAAAAGGACTTAAAGCCGAGATGCGTCAGACGCTCCATTGTGTTCAGAGACAATCCTTTCAGAACAACTGAAGCTTTTGGATATGCCGGACAACCTGATTTATCAATGGAGACAGACACCGCAAAATCTTTGAAAGTGATTGCTTCTTGTCCGTCCATAGCGACCGTTACAGCAATGTCTTTCTGTGTGTAAGTAGTCTCATTGAGCACCATTTAAAACCTCGCTTGCATACACAAGGATCCATCGGTCGTTTAAGCCTTCATATTGAGGATCTGAGTTGCCCAAAGTGTCGATCATTCTGAGTTTGCCTTTAAAGTTCGGAGAAGGATAAGTATTGATGTCCGTTTCCACGCAAACCTTGCGCCCTTTAAATATCTCGACTTCTTCACATGTCAAATTGCAGTACATGTGCTCGGCCACTTGCCTCAGGCTGATGACACAATTCTGACCGTCCAACACGACAGAAAACTCTTGCCACGGAAGGGCTGAAATATTGATTTGAATCATGTTCCACCACCATTGCAACCAGATGGTTAAAAAGGTTTCTACTTGCCCAGGCCTCCAGCCCATTTGATCAAGCTTTGAGCCATCGTCGGTTTTGTTTGAGCCTGCCCTGTATTAACCTTGACTGCAGAAGTCGCTCGCTTTGGTGAATAAGCGATTTTCTGCTGGTTTAGGTTGACCGTGATGATCTCAACGAAAGAGGCGTGTATCGACAACATACAAGCATTAGATGTCTGAGTTCTGGAGAAGTCATAGTGCTCCAAAGCCATATTTCGCCAGATTTTTGCCGGAGAAAAAATCGTACAAGTGTCTGTACTGTTCATCCTCCGGTCTAACATTGCGAGCGCTAAAACCTGAACGGCATAGCTTCCATTGAACAAAAATTCGACGTTTACACGCTCAGGTTCACGCACAATGTTGTAAGCGGCTAACTGGCCCTTTTCGATCGGTTCGGTCGGAATCCGAGAACTCTGGTCTGCGTCAACTGCAGCAATCGAAACGTAGGGAATAAACGGAAGCAGGTTGTTTCCAACTACTGCCCACGACAATCCCATGATTGAATTTATAGACGCCATCAGAAATCAACCCCCGAAGCAGCGTTATTCAACATGTCTGTAGATCCTTGCATGGCCTGAGAGACACCTTGATTAACTCCTTGAATAACTTGTTCCTTGTCTGGATTTCCGTTGAAATTGACTACAGTCTGGTTGGAAATCGGAGAGTTTATGTTTGTCGTTCTGCCTTTTTCTTTGACGACTCCTCCGGCATTTCCAGCAGTTGCTCCAGCCGGTGCAACCACTGCCTTCTTCTTGTCATCACTTCCGAACCAGTTCATGGGATTAACCCACGAAGGCATTTCAAAATTTGTGATGTCTGACAAGGCACTGGAGATCCAGTCAACGATCGGCTGAATGCTGCTTTTGATAGATTCAAAGGCGCCAACAAACTTATCCCTTAATCCAGATACAGAGTTGATGACCTTCGCGATAACTTCAGCAACCTTTCCTATCGTCAGAACGATTGTCTCAACTGCTACCTTGATGACCGATCCGAAAGCCTTCAGGAAAAGATCTCCGACAGGCTTTAGCGCGTCCATCAGATCTTGGATGGCTTTCCACGCATCTTGGAAGCTCTTGCGAAGCTCTTTGATTTCGTCGTCAGACGTGCCCATTGATCTGAGCAAGTCTTCAAACGCGCTTGGTCCGCCTTTTGCAAAACTGATTAGATCATCTAATGCAAGGGCTAAAGCAACTATGCCGGCAACAACCAACCCAACAGGACTGGCTAATAAACCTAAGGCCTTTCCACCCAGCATTAACGCCGACTTCGGACCCAAAGCTATTGCCGCGGCTCCCGCAACCAATTCCAGTGCTATTTTGATGAATTCACTGTGCTGAGCAACAAAGTCTGTGAAGTCACCAAATTTTTTCATCCCCTTATCGATGTACGGAAGAAACACCTTGGCAACTTGATTGCCGAGGTTCTTCATCGACATGGTTGTGATTTCCCATTGGATTTTGAACCGTCTGGCGTTTTCCGCGTCTTTAGGAGACAGGGCCATTTGCCGGTACTTCCCAACAAGCTCGTTCATTTGCTTGTTGTTCTGAAGGAACACCGCAGCACTTTCCCGGGTCAGGCCGAGATACTTCAGGGCATAGTTGGCCTGGGCATCATTCATGCCATTGAGCTGTTTTCCCATGCGCAGGAAAACAGACGCGCTGGCGCCGGTGCGGTCGGTGAACGATTTCAGAGCATTAGTGAACGCATCTGCAGAACCTCCCGCAGCCACATTCGCTTTTCTCCAAGCATCCAACTCAGAGACGTTCATCCGGACTTCTTTTGAGAGCTTGTCTAACTTATCGCCCTCATCAATGAAGTTCGTGAACATCATCTTGGCGCCGAACATGGCCGCCAAGGGACCGGCATATCCCTTTATTGCAGAGAAGACCTTTGAGGCCATTGAGTCGAGTTTTTGCAGGGCCTGAGATCCCTGTTTGGCCCCCTTCTCAATGTCTTTTCCAGCCTTTTGACCTGCTTGAGAAGCTTGCCTCATTGAAGCAGTAGCAGCATCAGAATTATTTTTGACTGATTCGACTGCCGCAGCCGTTTGATCGCCAATCGGGTTGCCCAGAAGTTCATCAAGATTGTCTCCGGCATCCGCAGACTTTTTGATCAAGAAATCGATCTTCTTTGAGAGACTATCGAAAAACTCAATGATCCCATCGGCATTTAAACCAATGTCGATTAACAGACTGTCAGTTGTTTTTGCCATTTTCTAATCCGATTTATTTGCAAGCCACGCGTTGTAGTTTTTGACTAGAAGGATCTCATCGAGCTGGTACGCTTCTTCAAGCGTGATCGTTGTCTGCAACTCCGTGAGGGTTGCCATTCCTCCGGATATAAGCCGGGAGAACAAAGGCGGGAAGTTGCTAACTTGGGCAACTCCCCGAACCTTCGCGCAATCTGCTAGGAACTCGGCTCTGCGTGGGAGAACAGTTTCCCGAAATTTTGAAAAAAACTGAAATTCACCTTCAGGGATTCCACACGAAGGCGGATCAAGGTCATCGGGTTACTAATGTAGCCGTCGGCATCGTCATACGAAAATTGACGCTCATTGTTGCCATCAACCTTATACACACCAGTCAGAAGCTCATCCAAGAGGGCCTTCGCTTCCATGTGAGGGACGGATGCTAACGCTCTGATAATCTCTTTATACGAAACAGAGGCGTCTAAATCGAGGTTTTTTCCTGTCAACAGGAGAATCCGGATTAAGAGGTCTTCTGATTTCGTTGCTGGGAACGGGTAAATTTTGAACGTCAGCTGCTTATCGCCGTCTGTCGTTTTGAAGATAACCGGATCTCTCATTTAGATGCGCTCCATAGACTCGAAGTGGAATACCCAGGTCGTGGCAGCCAAGACTTTATTAAGTCCGGGCATCGGGTTTGCTGTCTGCAATACACCGTTGGAGAACTGGTAGGTCTTGCCAATTGATGGAATCTTGATTGTCAGATTGCAAACGTAAAGCTGTTTATTTGAGCTCATAGCCTCAAACAACGTTGTAAATGCGGCCGCTGTCGGAGAGTTTGCTTCCAGCGTGATTGTGACCGGATAAATATTCGGTGTGACGCCTGCAGCCATACGACCGTCGACACCCATTCTGGTCTCGGCAACCTGCTGGGAATCGGCAACAATAGCCGCATCTGTGGAGAATCTTTCCAGTTTCAGACCGTTCGGGTAAAGCTCTTCAATCGTCATCACTGCTGACGCATTGGCGGATGTGATGTCAAAGTTTTGTACGGGCATTTTTATTCTTTCCTAAATGAAAAACCCGCCATCACGACGGGTCTTTGCGGTTGTGAAATTTTGATTACATGACGGCTGTCAAAGGCATCTCAATTCGTTGGATGCTACCGGCATAGGTGTACCAAAGTCCCAAACGAGGGCTTCCTCGCTGGGTTCTCACATTTGCCGACGGAGATTCAATAAGGTACCAATAACCTTTTGAGTAGAGATCCTGTTTGATCGTTGAGTTGTTGGTTTCCGTCAACAATTGCTGAATCTGGGAGTTGGACAGTGCTAGGCCTGTATCAATCACGCCATTGCGCTTGGCATCATTGATGGGATCGAGCAACCATGCCTCGACATAAGCAAAACCGATGGCGTTGTAGGGAGCGCGATTGATTGCCGCGAAGCCGTCCATAATCTGACGCTGGATGCGGGCCTTGAACCAAATCATGCCGTAAAGGGCATCAATCCATTGATAAATTCCGGAGAGCAGGCAGCCACGGTTAATGAAATCAAACTCAGCGTTACGTGTTGCGAATGCACCCACGTAATTGACCTTGAGATCATCCAATGCTTCAGCCACTTCGTCGCTGAGAACGGAAGCCTTAATTCCGGAAGCCGACTTCGCAAACCACGTCTTAATGCCTTGGATAGCGGACCAATCAATAGAGGCGCCAACTGCAAGGAATGCCGCGGCATCCTGAGCGGTACCGTAAACCATCGCCAAACAGTTGTAATTACTTTCAGCTAACTGGGCGGCTTTCGTCGTGGACTGGGTAGATTGATCCAGCATCTTTGTGTCTGTGGACCAATCAAAGTACACGTAGTCATCATCAATGTCTGCCCAAGCCGCTAAAGCGGAAGCCTCTGCCACCTCAGTTGCATAAAGAGTCGTGAATCCGACCCAGTTTCGAGAAACAGAGGTCACAAGATTCATGTTCTGAGCAGGTGTCAGAGCATCGGAACCTTGAGAGAGAACGGCACCGGAATCCTCTGTCAGTCCGAGCAATGCAGATACATCCGTTCCAGTGGTCGCCTTTGTAGCGAAGGAGATTGAAGCCGTATCGCCTGTCTCTGTAGTGGTCAGAATGATGGCATTTTGATCAGAATTGAAGGCGCCGGAAACCGCTCCAACTGCAGAAGCCAGCTCGGTTGCAACGTCACTGAAAGACTTAGCCGTAGAGAAATCGAGGTTCACGACTTCTTTTTCTGTGCCGTTGACCGAAATCGTCAGGGAACCGGTCTTAATGGCTGTCAGTTCAGAAAGTTGCGCTGTGATCGGAGCAGACTTAATCCAAGCGGCGGCATCTGCATTGATTCTACGGGCCACAAAAAGACGGTTAATCGCCTTCTGCTGATTGTTCACTCCTGAGAAATATTGATTGGCAAAGTCCGCCTCAGGAGATTCCGCACCAAAATAATTCCCGACAGCGGCAGCTGTCACAAATTCCAGTGCCGGAGAATCTGCAGGAATCAGAGCATTCTGGGTCAGCAGCAGACCGTTTGTTTCAAGATCGGCGCTCCCAGCTCCAATGATGCGAGGGGTGATAGAAACCAATCGATTAGCATTGATTGACATATTTTTCCTCAAAATAAAAAAGCGCCCGTTAAGGCGCTGACGATAATTGCTGAGGTGCTAGCTGAGAGCTACACCAATTTAGAGGCCGTTAATACACGGCTCCTTTAGGCAAAGGTTTAGGGTCTTCTATAGGTGTTCCGCTTAAGTAAGCCTCCACCACTCGAAGTTTTTCCTCTTCGTTCACCGGATAAAGACTCCCCCAAGCATGGAGAATTGGAATCTCTCCAAATTTCTCCTCATATTTGTCATAGAGTTCCTCGTTAGAGAGAGACATCAGCCGATCGACTTCTTTTTTGTCCATTGTTTTTCCTTGCTATGGGATACCAAATCCTTAAGCATTTCGTTGAAAACATTATAAGATTTGGAAAGGTTTTGTTTTACGGCGGGTAGCTCACATCAACGTTTTTCAGGTCCACATTAACCGCATTAAAGAAGCTCATAGAAACTTTGATCTGGCTCTGCATGCTGAGGTGGATCATCAGCGTTGATCTTCGTACATAGTTATCGGAGTCCCCGATGATGGTTGTGTCTCTCGGATCATCCGCATGAAGCAGGCTGATTCCTCTATCAACGAAAAACTGCACGCCGACCTGAGACCTGCATACTGTCTCCAAGGCCTGAGCTCTCAGCATCGCATTCATGCCATCAGAGCCGTTTAGCGTCGAAGCGTAGCAATCGACCTGAACCAAAACCTCTATAGTCGTTGAGAGGTAAACATTGTCATCGGTTTGGTCCTTCTCCCAATCCTCGGCACTCGTCCCGTGTCGCACGCTTGAGATGTAGGAATAGATGACGTAATCGTTCCCTTCAGGAGGCAATGCCAGATTGTTCTGGTTACCGTAGAAAATGTTTTCCGGCGCCACTTCCGGAACTGCAAATATCTCAAGAAATTCTTGGATCACTGTCCGGATGTTCGGGGTCAGGTTTTGTGCTTTCATCTTCATTCTCTGCGATATTCAGTTTCTGAGGCGTGGTTTGGAATGTGCAGCGGACCGCCTCCCAACCAGCGTCCGAAAAATCCTCGATCACCGCAGTGATCAGCCACTGGCCTCCCTTAGAGTCTTCGACATAATCTCCCGACCTTGCTAGTGGTCTATAGATTGCCCACGGCCGCTGCTTCTGGTCGCTCGATGCGTAGAGGTACAGGCGCCGGATGATGGTGTTCTGTCCGGCTAAGTTGGCATGATCAAGAGCGCTATCGCCTTCACTTTGTAAATTTCCTTGAATCTCCTCTGCTGGTGCGTAATACGCTTGGACGATCCCTCCTACATTCTTTTGGCCGACCGATCGATACAGCTTGAAGGTTTCGTCTGCATAGTTGGCGTTAATCGCCTGGCGGACAATTGCGTGTAGGTTGAGAGACATTAGGAAACCTTCCAAGTTATAGAGCTTTGCAAGACGCCACTCAGCGTCAAAGGCTTTGTGGTCATCACGTTGTTAGGTAGAGTGCCTTTCCCTTTAGCTTTCTTGGCCTTGTCCATTTCTCCTCTTGCCTGCATCAGTGCCATCGTTAGCTCTGATCGTTTGGGAAATGAACCTGCCGGAATACCTGCTTCTCGGATCGTTTGCTTGATATCGTCGGTGGCCATTTGCCCCATGACACCTAACGAATGCTTTATGTCGAACGTTTTTAGGAAGCGAGACCTAAATTTCACCTGCCAATCCATTCGTTTTTGAGCGTAGGTGGCTCGCATAAACGGACGCGGAGGCATGTACAGGGTCGTGAACTTGCTGTTCGGAGGAAGTCCTAGCTGGGCTGACAGATAGTGTCCTTGCTTACTCGTCACTGATTGGGTCCACCCATATTCCAAATACATCCCAATGCTGGCAATGTCCGGAATCATTATTCCGACCTCTAGCTTTTTATTGCTGTCGGCCTTAAGTTTCTCTGACAGCTTTTTGAACGCATTGTTAGATGTGATGTTGATGCCCATCATCATCCCCACGGATGGTAATTGTTTCCCGGATAAACTCTGCCGCCGATTCGGTATTTGGCAGTCAGCGTCCAGTACATGGCGCCGCATTGGGTTTGAGCCCACCAATCTCCGACAAAAGTATTCGTTTTCAGAAGGTCAAAACTGGTACTCACACTTCCCTGCGTAGCACTAGCAATCCTGCCAACCTGACCATTCGGCTGCTGGCTGAGGGTTAGCAGATGACAGGTTGCCAAATCCAGGAGCCGCTCCCTTGTATAGATCTTGTTGTCCGGATCGTAGGGAGCAAAGCTGTCGGCGTCCGTATTCCCTACAAACTCAACCGCCAAATCAAAGTAGAACTGGAGAGTTTCGTCTGGGAATTTAACTTCATCCGAAAACGCAGGATGAAGGATTCGAAATTTTTCAGGATCAAAGACGACGACAGCCATTTTGTTAACCTTCTTCGTTCTTAACTTCTTCAACGTTGACCGATTCAGGATCGATCGGATTGAGGCCGTGAGATGCTTCCTTTAGTTCGTCCTCGCGGCTTCTGAATTCTTGAACTGATTTCATCTCCATCAGGCACGGAAGACCGCCATTCACTCCTGTGAACACAGCTTCTTGACCATGCATACGAATGATGTTTTCCCAGTCTTCTTTGTCGATCTGGAACGCAACCGAGTTTCCCTTGCCCAGCAGGATCCCGTCACGTTTTCCTCTAAGCGAATCATTAACTCCGGGGAAGATGATCGTCTTTGTTCCGCCATTACCGTTCGGCACATCGTCAAATTTGAGGCCGTGTGCAAGAGTGCAAGCAATGATCACAGTGGACTGAGTTTTAGCAGCGCTCTTCTTCTGAGTGTTGCTGAAATTGTCTGCGACAACCTTTCCGGATGTTGCTTTCTGAGTTGTGTTGGTTCGAGCCATTATTTTCAATCTCCTAAGAAAGAGGCCCGATCTCTCGGGCCTCCATAGCTGGTTAGTTCAGGTTAGATGCCAAGCATTGTTGCGACGAGGCTGGGACGACGAATAACAGCGCCCCAAGTTCCGCCCACCACTTTCTGCTTGTAGCTGGACATTTCCGGAACCACACGACCCAAGAAATATTTCTCAGAGAATGCGCAGATACCGGTTTCAATGCCAAACAGATCAGGAACGGTCATGTACAGCATTTCACCTGCAGTCGTGGTCAACTCAGGAAGCTGAACAACCTCGATGTTGGGGAAGGACTGCTTGAGCATGGTCATAGCTGTAAGACCGAAACTGTTCGGTTCGGTCAAGTACGGAGCTCTGGTGTTACTGACAGCGAGAACGATGCGGGAGTTCTGATCAACCAAACCGCCGTTATTCTTGCTAATTTCAGCCCAAAGCTTGTTAATGTCGTTATAGACAATGTTGGCAGTCTTCTCAGGCTGTGCTGCGCACTTTGCCGCCCACGTAGAGTTAGCGGTAGATCCTGTAGTGATGGAGATCGGGGAAATCGAAGCATTCAAGTTCGGGTCATTTAACAGACCGTAGACCTTCTTACCTTCGACACCATAAAGCGCAAACTTGTTGTGAGCCATTGCCATCACGTAAGCAGAAGCCTGTTGTTTAGAAGAAACAACATTCAACTTGGCCTTGGCCGCAAGACCGACTTCGCGGTCGCCATACTTGATGACGGTCTGGAACAGGAAGTTTTCACGAGTCGGGTACTCCACGTTCACGTCTGTGGAGACGTTCTCTGCGAAGTCAGAGTAAGGAGTTACATTGCCGGCATACTCTTCGACCGGGAAGGTGAAGAAATTGTCAGTCCAATCGCCCTTGCGTTCTTCGCCGAAAATCTTAGTAGCGTTCTGGGCGGCAAAGAGAATGGGGACGACCTGCGGGTCAATGAATGTCGTGAAGACGGACGGAACACCGACAGACACAGGAGTCTGCAATGCGGCATCTCGAGCCATTGCCTTAACCGTTGCATCGTAGTCGACGTTGATCTTGCCCTTTGCGTCGGTGGAATAGGACATGAATCCCTTTGCTTCCACACCATGCACGCCCTTTTGTTTTGCTAATTCAAAATCGTTCATTTTTTACCTCAGATTAGGATCCGGTCGCGGCAGGCTGATAACCGAGGCCGTGATTGGAAATGATGATCGTGTCGCCCTTTGCGCCAGCCGTCTGAACTGTCCAACCGGTGTCATTTGTGGCGCCGGCGGTGCCAAAAGTGATGGCGCCGGTAGTCGGATTACAAAGAACCGCCTGACCGACCGTGGCGGCTGCGGGAGCAACGATGTAGTAATCACCTCGAACGGCAATCGTCAGCTCAGAGCCCTTCGGATAAATATCCGGAGTATCTGTGCCCAGCTCGATGGACGCGGTGAACGTGCGCTCAACAAATCCGATCGGCTTGTCTCCTGCAGAGCCCGTCAAAGAGGCGATCGGGAATTTCACTGCTGTTCCGGTTGTGGAGGCGGCCACAGCAAACGCAAAACCACCGCACTGGACAGTACCGTCAGACAAATAGTTCTGAGGCGTGTAGACGGCCTGATTGAATGCAACCTGCTGTCCCGGAATACCGATAGCAGGATAGAGACCTACAGATTTTTGAAGCATCAAAAAATCTCCTATTTATTTAACATTGTTCAAAATTGCGCTGACGGCAGTCGGCTTCTCGGTCACCTTGGCGCCGGAGTCTTTCGCACCAGCTAAGGCCTTTCGGCCTTGCATATAGGCGCGGTACGCAGAACGAGCTTCGGACGCGGAGATGTTTTTCAAACCGAGTTTCTTGAGTGCTGCCACATAGATGGAACCTGCAGAGTCATAGGATCCGGCACGGATAACACCTAACACCGGCTTGACTTCTTCGATTGCGGCCAGTTCAGAGTAGATGGCGTTTCTGAGAACCTTCATGGAGTCAGAAGCAGAGCTCTTCTCTTCCTTGCCGTCTTCAGGTTTCGGATCTTCATCCTGTGCGCCTTCATCTTTCTTCTGGGCGTAATTCAATCCGGCCGCAAAAGCCTTCTTCTCTTCTTCAGAAGCTTCGTCAAGGCCACAAGATTTCAAGGCGTCTGCTGCTTCCTTTTCGAGATAGCGTTCTTCGCCTTCACGTTCATGATCAGAATCGAGTCGTTTAGGATCGTCCTTTTCACGTTTTTCGCCGTAAAGGACGCCAGCCTCAAAACCAGCCTTGAAGTTCGGATCCTTCATCTTTTCATCGAGCTCCGGATCGTCATCCTGAGCCTCCTTTTGATCGTCGGGCTTAGGATCTTCGTCTCCTGTAGCCTGAGAGTAGGCCAAGTCAGACAGAGTTGTTTTCAGCTTTTCAGCTTCTTCGTCCGTCAGACCTTTTGCCTTCAGTCCATCGATGATTTTTTGAATCATCGCGTCTTTGTCATCATCTTGAGCGCCGTCAACGATTTTCCCGTTGGGATCAACGGAATGCAAATCGATAATCGCCTTTGCTAACGTCACTTCAGCCTGCTCAACAGCGTCATCTTTTTCCATATTGAGAAAGTCCTTATTAGAATCGCGAACTCTTACCTCAGGCCCAGCGCGCCCAGTTTCCACAAGCGCAAGATGGTTCGCTCTGATCTTGCGTTGCACATAGTCGTATTTCTCTCCATCTGGTGTCTCACCCGGCGTGAAGTCAGGTTCGAACGTGTATGCAAGACTCAGCTCCCGCATTGAACCGTCTTCGATTCGGCTCCGGGCGTCCTTGTCATAAATATGGAGAGAGTTAACTAAAAACGGAGCCTCAAAAGCTCCGTCCGTTCCGGTAGTGCCGACCCGAGTCTGTTTGTTCTCAGGGGCTCCGTGATCATCGTGATGTTCAAGATGAATCGGAATACCGTTTATCGATTGAATAGTTTCAGGGGAACTGAGTTCTTCAGGCGGTCGATAAGCGTGATAGATCCTTTCTGGATCAAGTCCGAGCTCTCGCCAGCCTGCGATCTCCTTCCCGTAATACGGAGCAACTTGAACTCTTGTTAGGGGAGATTTTTCGACATGGAGAAATCCATTGTCATCTACGGTCCTGACACTAGTAGAGTCAAGTGCAACACTTCTGCTGTCATTGTTACTCGCCACTTCTTTCACCTCTAACCCATAAAATTCAAAGTCCCCCTTACCTGTTTTTTCGTCATGGGCTAAAATATCGGTACATCGTGATACGCCCCTTCCTGTTATGGGAGTTTCTTGGGGGTTGCGATCGGCCTCTTCCGTACTCCTGGATTTTGATTTCAGATCGGTACGGTACGAGGCCTTTTTACTATCTATGGCATCGGCCTTATCAATTAAATAATGCTTAAAGAGGTCTCCACCCACTTTTTTGTTCATTTCTTTAGAACAAAGCGTTACTTCATACTTTTTCCCGTCTATGGGGACAATTTTGCGGGTGTAATGAAATTTCTCGACATCGGTGTGTTTTTCCTTTAATCGAGAAGAGCTCCCTAGGTATTCTCCAGTACGATAAATATGTGCAAGATACGGCAACGCAAGCATTTTGTTGTCCGCAATTGAATTCCCCGTTTCTTTTGCTCCGTTCGTAGTAAAAACAATACGGTTTGCAACGGGAAGCCCTCCCGGATTCTCTACTGCCTTAATACCTCTGCAGTAATACTCTTGGACGTATTTCGTTGCCGTTTTAGCCGGAGACTGCCCTTCATGATTCTTTCTAAAAACTTCAAAACTTGGAAGCTTATCCGGCCCCACGCTGGTTCCTGCTCCTCCAACAATCTCGCCATTTTTGATTGCTATAGTTTGATTATTATCGGTTTTCCGGAACTTGATGTCGTCTGGCATTGTTAAAGATTCCTATTACTCAGGAAGAATTGAACGGAACTGGCACCTACACCAATAAAGTTCACCGGGCATTACATTTCTTCCAACTTCTTTGTCGTATAGTCCTTTAGAAAGATCAAACTCTTTCCCATTCATCTCAATGTGACTCTCCCGACTGGTGTATTTCCCAGGAACGTGAATCCAAACTCCGCGAGTAATTCCTAAACCTTTGCAGTTAGCTTGCTGAATCTGTTGATTCAGTTTTAGCGTTTGGTCAATCGCTACCCGCTGAGCTCGTTGAGCCGTAAAGGAAGATGAACGGCCCAGGGCCTCGACAATCTGCGAATACGTGCCATGACCTTCGTAAGCATCCATAAAAGCAGAGCGAATATTTGTCAGCTCGGATGTTGTAATGTTGCTTATGAGGCTAGTCGTGTCAGCCACCATCCCCGGCAGTTCATTTATTGCCTGAGGAGTGATGAAGAAGTGCCTGCGCGTCTGCCTCATCTCGTAAGCAAAAACTGAATCAGGAATGCCCGCCGCTTTTAGAGATGCTCTCTGAGCTGTCGAGACATCGGCGGCAAGGTTTTTCACGTACCACTCAGCAATCTGACGTGTTTCTCGATCCGCCGTTCTCATCCAGTTGCCCATGTTGCGGGCAATGAAGTCATCAACATTGCGACGGAAACGATCTGGGTCACGAAGAACCAAGCGGTTGATTTTTTCTTTGATGTTCCGAAGTCTTGCTCGATCAAGGGGATCGTCCGGACGAAACGTTAAGGAAGCGTCCTCGGTCAATCCCCCTGCTTCAGACAGATAAAGAAGAATCTCGTTGAGAATCCTATTTCTGAAGGACTTCAAGAAGGTATCGAGCTTCTTTTTGAACTTTGCTTGTCTGCCTAGGTTCGGTTGAACGGAACGAGCAGTCTTCATTAGAAAATCTCTCCAGCTTTATCTTCATCAGTCTTCGGCGCCGGCGCCACATTCTCAGCCGATCGCTGTTTCAGGAAGTTGTTCATCAGCTCATTCTGCTGACTAGGATCGTCTGTCATGAGTTCGCCTTCCATCCCTTCCGGCAATTCTTCCGGAATAAAGTCCAAACCCATATCGGAATCGCGACGAACAAACTCACGAACCTCTTCAGCACTCAGAACATTGCGGTCCTGCAGCACAGCCAACATGTCGACCTTTGTCTTAGCTGTGATTGCTGTAGCAGCGGCATCTGCCTCTCCAAGCTCATTGAACTTGAAGGAAATGGACGGATCAACATGACCAAACTCGACCAACTGGATAGCTTTCAGGACAGTTTGAATTGCGTCTCGATTGAGCTCTTGTTTCGACTTGATATGGTCGTAATAGTTCCGGATATCGCTCTGACCTGTCGCGTTGAAACCACTCGGAGAGATTCCGAGAAGCTTGACCGCAGGCGTGCGATTGATTGCCGCAATGAATTCCAATGCCTGCCTGATGATCCCTTCAACTCCTGAAATCGTCAGAGTGATGTTCTGCAGGTCCTCGGAAGAATCACAGGCAAAAATGGCCTCATTCGAGCGATAACGCTGTAAGAGCATCATCTTCGCGTCTAACTGCTCAATTCCGCCTGCCTCAAACGCCTCAGAAAAATTGGTTTTGAATACCGTGAGATTGAGTTTCTCCAGAATACTGACGCCCGTTTCTCTGGCTTTGTTCCAGTGCAGCACATAATCCCAAAGGATCTGAGCTTGAGGAATGCCAAGAAAGTTGTATGCAGGACGAAGAAGTAACGGAGGTTCATTGTCAACCAGTCGAATAAGACGGGATGCATGCACCTCTTGGCCAAGAACGAACCAAGATCTTGGCTTCAAATAATCGTCTTTGAGCGGTTGGCTGGCATTGTAGAAACCAGGCGAAACATTCACCGGATCGATAACGATAAATTTGACTGTTTTATCCTCGCCTACCAGTTCTGCTGACTTGTCAGAGAAATTAAGGGGGAGCTTTAGAGCCTCTCCTTCGGCACCCGTGTCAACAAAGATGAAAGCCCCGCCCATAAAGCCAACGATGCTCAGAGCTTCATTAAAGAGCTTCCTCAGTCGATATTTGTTCTCCTGCAGATCTTGGAGCTTCTTAACGTTATCCGCAGATTCGTCTTCACCGCCTTCAATCTGAATCCATTCCCGGCACATATCATCCGCAACAGTCTGAATGCAGGTGCGGATCATGCCGTTCTGGGCGATATTCTGCAGTACGCCGTAGCCGACAAACGATGTCATCGGGAACTGGCCTAAATCCAACGCGTGCTGTGTCAAAGATGCATAGTACGCATTGAAACTCGAGCCAATCGCGGCATCGTTCGTGAAGCGAGAGTCCTCTTTCTCCGGCTCTTTGGTGTTCAACGTGATCGGAGGATAAAAGAGCGTTTTAGCCTCCTCCTGAGAGAACGATGTTCTAGGAGGCACGAAGCGAGAGCCTGCTGCATCGATGATCTTTTGATTGATCTTTCGGCGTTTGTTTTCGTCTAGTTGATTCATGATTTTCAAAATCTAAAACGTGCCTGCTGCATCTGTTCTCTAGTCAAAATGACGCCTGAGCCGTTGCGAAAATAGTTCAATGCCTGAGTTGTGCTATCTACCTGGTCATCGTGAGAACCCGCAGGAAACTCAAGCAATTCACTGACGTAATGCGGCACCCAAGGTGCGGCGGTGTCTTCCGGAATAAAAACATTCCCTGCCTCAAAGTACGGAGTGACGGACGATGCCCTTGCCTCCTTTGATTCGGTGGGCGTTATCGGGACAAATCCCGAAACCGTAGATTTCAACTCAGAGATCACCGCCGATCCGTTAGCCTTGTCTTCAACCAGCTTCCGGACAACACGCGGCCACTTCTGTGCAAGAACTCGGACCATCTCTTTTGTCTTCACAAAATCCCATTGGCCTCGAACTTGATCAAGCAGGTAAAAATTCGGTCCTTTTTTGCCCCAAACCTGCCCTACCACGTAGTCGGAGTTTTTGGAGTCTTTGAATGTCATATCCCACGACATGAGCGTATGGTCAAACTCTGGAGGCAGGCTTGATGCTGTCCATCTTCTAAACCATTCAAGCTTGAACAAAGCACCGCCGTCGGGAACTGGGTGCTGCTGATATAGCGCCTCCCAATCTCTACTGCCTATCGTTTTCTTGATTTGCAGCAGAGTTGAAAGCGGATACCGTTCAGGATGCAGAGCTTCCCCAGCTTTGCGGTGCAATTCGTCATGCTCGGCGATCGCCGGATAATTTACGATCCGGAACGTATCGCCCTCTCCCATTCTCTGGATCAGTCGACCAATCAGGTCATCGGTATGCCAACGAGTGGCCATTACGATGACTCCACCTCCGGGAGACAGTCGAGTGTATGCGGTCGATGTGTACCAGTCCCAAATGGAGTCTCGTATCGTTTTAGAACCTGCTTGAGCTCTATCCTTAATCGGGTCATCGATAATCAGAATGTCAGCGCCCTGGCCCGTAATACCGCCTCCGACGCCGCATGAGCGATAGGCGCCGACATGACCGACAATCTCAAATAAATCGGATGTCCGAATGTACGACCCTCGCGAGTCCGGACG